ATAAGAAAGTTTCTTCCTTCTTATCTTGAATAGCTAAACAATCATTCATAGGGTCTAAAAATATGCAGCTATACCAATTTCAAAAAACGTCGACTAGCTGGTACCCCATTTGAGGTACGAGAACTGCACTGTTCATTAGTACATATAGTGAAACTCACATTATAATGTTCACAAATTGTTTACAATTAATTAAAAGAATATACACCATTTTTTCTCTAAAACTGATATAATGTATATAGAAACAAAGAAATGAGGGAGGATTAAATGAAAGTAAAAGATTTATTTAATGTTTTATTAGGCAATCAAGATGTAAGAATATTTAGTGTCGGTCACATATCAATATGGGAAGGTGAAGTTAAAGACATTCCACATGAATATTTTGATAAATTAATAGATACACTGTATTCAATTCCTGTACTCCCATTATGTAGTTTCATTGTTATTAATCTTAAATAATTTAAAGGAGGAAACATTATGACCGTTGAGAATTTTTTAAAGGAATTATCTTTTGAAGAGGAAGTGAGAATTATAGATTATGATAATATGGATGTGTTTCGTGGTTGTGCATTTGCAATACCCAACGAATATTATCAACGTGAAATAAGAAGCGTATTCTCGCAAAACCTTTTTGGAAATCATAAATGTTGCACATGTATTGTAATTAAATAATATATACAGTGATAAAGAGAAAACAAGCGGTTGGTAGGGTGGGATAAGTTTTATTAAGGAGGTTAAATATGTTAGATTATTTAAAAGATGTTAAAACGCTAATACTTTCATCGACTGAGTTTATCGATTGCAAGGTTGATGAATATATTGAGCCCTCGATATCTTCAATAGTATTTTTTATATACGCTGACGGATATAGACACATATTTAAAGCACCGTTTGGGTTACTTGAGTCTAAACTCACAACTAATGCATTAGCAGAAATCATCATAGATGAAGTGAAAGAGTGGAGGGATAAGTTAAATGAAGATTAAAGAATTGCTAACAGTGATTGACAGTAACGCATATTTAAACATTGTATCCGAAAAAATTGCTTGGATATATGAAGGCAAAGCTATTTTTATAACATCTGATTTGCTTGAAAGAAAAGTTAAATTAGTAGATATTATTAGAAATGAATTTTTTATTGTAGTGGAGGATTAACAAAATGAGCATATGTGAAGTATTAATTATCGTATCATTTATTATGGTAACAATAATTGCAATTAGTCAATATATTGAGAGTAATGTACCAAAGTTGTGTAATGTACTGGAATTAATGAACGTATTTCCTTGCTATGAAGTAAAAGTGTTTAAAGGTGGGAAGCGCCTACGCACAACCGAATTGATACAGCATGTCAATAGCCCTGTTAAAGCTCACAAATTAAAAAATGGTACACTTTACATTGAAATTTATTAGTTTTTTGAAAAAAAAAATACTTGACATTTCACGTACTATAGTGTAGTATATACTTGTAAGGAAGTTATAGAACATTAAAGCACAATGAGGTAACTATTATGAAATATGAAGTTAAAGTTAAGACAATAAATAACGAGGAGCGCTCATTTATAACAAAGGATTATGACGAGTACAGTCCTGTGATTAAGAAAGTTAATGGTTTAGAGCAAATAGGTTTTGTTAAAGAAGGTAAGACGCGTATGACATGGACACCAATCGGAAGTGGCGAGATTTATGACCATAATGTTAAAGAGGTTATTGTAACAGAAGCGACAACAGGCAGAAGAATCGAGAGTTATATAGCAACTCACTAATAAATATGGAAATCATTCAATGGCTATCAGTAATCAAGCTGACGAGTGGTGCAATTCCACTCACTAGCCTTTGCGCCAATGGTGCATGTTACAACAAGTTGCAATAAGATACAAAGCAAAACTCATCACAAAACAAGGAGGACAAAAAATGAGAAAACCAGCAGTAACAAGAACAATCAGCACACTAAATGTCACAGTATTAGGTACGGATACTGTTTCGTGTGAGCCTATGACTAAGACTTACCCAGTCTATGAGAGCGAAGTACCGCGCGATGAAGCAAAACTGTTTAATTACATTCGTAAAATGTATGAAACAGATACTTTTAAAATCTCAGCAATCACAGACAAGACACGAGTTACTAAGACATACAGCATGTCACTTAGTAAGTTTATTGAAGAAGCAGACATAGCAGACACAGCAGACACAGCGCAGTAAATAGGAGGATACTATCATGTTATCAAAGAAAGAATTATTTAATGCAAAGGCTTCAGGTCAGAAAATTGAGAAGGGATTACAGATTGATGTTGTTAATGTCGGTTCATACGCTGATACTGACAAAGACGGCAACCCAGTGTTGGTATCAGTTCTTGTAGATAAAAACGGTACAGTTTTTACAAGCATTTCTAAGACTGTTAATGAGTCCTTAGATATGCTTACTGATATCATATCGGATGACGGACATGCTGTAGTTGAGGTATGTGAGAGTACCTCCAACAGCGGCAGAAAATTTTATCAGTTAATGATAGTATAGATATTTCTTAAAGTATTTCTTAATGGGGGGAGGTTAAAAACCTCTCCCTTAATTACTTTTAATGGGCACAGGAGGGATAAACTATGAGTAAGATAACTAAGAAGTCTCAGTTATTGAAAGATTATAACAAAGAGCGGAACAGGATTAAACGTTTTATTAGAAACGCTGAGAAAAGAGGATACGTATTTGAGCCTAATCTTATCCCACCAAAGCCCAAATCTATCACAGCAGGGTCAATACGGAGACTGTCAAAGATTAGACCAGCACAGCTTTATAACAAAGCTTATGCCATCAGTGCAGTAACAGGACAGCCAATATCAGTTGAGCAGAGAAAAAGAGAAATCAGGAAAGAAGCAGCTAGGAAAGCGTGGGAAACTAGGAGAAGAAAAAAAGACCTAGAGGAGTATGAGAGGATTAAAAATAATAGAGAATGGGAACAGATGTTTCATGCTTCAAGGATAGTATGGAATAAAGTGCAATCCATGATAGCCAATGTGGGTGTACAACAATCCCAATCAGCAGAACTATTAAACAATTTGTTAAATTCAGAAATTGAGAAGTACGGAGTAGACGCAGTTTTATATTCAATATCGCAGACAAGTGATGATTTTTTATCAACGTGTGAAGCTATTATTAAGTATCATCCATCCAGTGAAGTTTCAAGAACGGCTGTACAGCATTTATATACATTAATAAGTGGTAATTTACCGAACGAAGCAGAACAAGTAGAAATTGACAACGCATTATCTAACGATGAGTATTGGGATGAGATATGAGAAAGCAAATCAAATATATGGTGGGAGATTTTGAAACTACAGTATATGAGGGGCAGACATTTACTGAGGTGTGGGCGTCAGCAGTTGTTGAGCTAGGCTCGGAGGACGTTAAAATTCATCATTCAATTAGAGAAACGTATAATTATCTTTACAACTTAAAGCAAAATATTTGTATATATTATCATAACTTGAAGTTTGACGGTTCGTTTTGGCTTTCGTTCCTACTAACAGATTTGAAATATGAGCAAAAACTCTATGTAAATCCTAATAACAGTAGTGATGTACATTTTCTAAAGGAGAAAGATTTAACCCCAAAATCGTTTGTCTATTCGATTTCAGACATGGGTCAGTGGTATAGCATTCTCATCAAAACGCCATATGCATTTATCGAGATTAGAGACAGCTTGAAGTTGTTACCGTTTTCAGTTAAGCAAATTGGCAAAAGTTTTGAGACAAAGCACAGAAAACTTGAAATGGAGTATACAGGGTTAAGGTATGCTGGTTGTCCAATTACAGATGACGAAAAACGATATATTGCTAATGATGTGCTAGTAGTCAAAGAAGCATTAGAAATTATGAAATCGGAGGGGCACTTAAAGCTTACTATTGGCTCATGCTGTCTCTCTGAATTTAAAGCTACATTTGACAAACAAGATTATCAAGCTTTTTTTCCTGATTTAACACAGTATAAATTAAATCCACTCGAGTATAAATACTCAAACGCTGACGAGTATATAAGACATTCATACAGAGGTGGGTGGTGCTATCTAAAGAAAGGACGCGAAAACAGAATTTACACTGAGGGTATTACGGCAGATGTCAATAGCTTGTATCCATCCATGATGCATTCAGAAAGCGGAAATTATTACCCCATCGGTCAGCCAGTTTTTTTCAAAGGCAAAATACCACCAAAATGTCTTACAAACCAATATTACTATTTTGTTCACATCCGCACACGCTTTTATCTAAAGCCCAATAAATTACCATTCATACAGATTAAAGGAAGTTTTTTCTATAAGGCTACTGAAATGTTAGAGACATCAGATATAGTTGATAAAGATACTGGAGAAGCATGCACATGGTACAAAGATTTTGACGGTAATATTAAAAAAGCTACTGTTGAAATGGTGCTTACGGAGACTGATTTTGAATTGTTGCAAGAGCATTACAATCTTGTGGATTTTGAGTTATTGGACGGATGTTATTTTAGAACTATAACAGGAATTTTTGATGAATATATTGACAAATACAAGAAAATTAAACAGATTAGTACAGGGGCAAGACGAACACTAGCAAAACTTTATTTAAATAACTTATATGGTAAACTCAGTAGTTCGGATATATCATCTTTTAAAGTAGCAAGTGAGAAAGATGATGGCTCATTAGGTTTTACAACATTTGAAGAACACGAAAAGAAAGTTATGTATATTCCAATAGGTTCAGCCATAACAAGTTATGCTAGAAATTTTACTATTCGCGCCGCTCAGCAAAACTACAAGTATTTTGTGTATGCTGACACTGACAGCATACATTGTTGTACTACAAAGAAAAATATTAAAGGAATTAAAATACACCCTTCTAATTTTTGTTGTTGGAAACTAGAAAGCTTTTGGGATGAGGGTATTTTTGTTAGACAAAAAACATATATTGAACATGTCACACATGAAGATGAAAAACCGATTGATAAACCATACTATAATGTAAAATGTGCTGGTATGCCTGATAGTTGTAAGACCTTGTTCGTTAAATCAATGGAAGGAGTGACAGATGAAGAATTAGAGAAATATCCTACAATTCAGCAGGAATTTTTGAAAACAAGGAGAACGCTTGCTGATTTTAGAATAGGATTGGAAGTATACGGAAAACTGCGCCCAGTGAGAATAAGGGGAGGTGTAGTATTACAAGAGACAACATATAAAATGAGATAAAATGTTTCACGTGAAACATAACAAAAGGACAGAATTAAATTCTGTCCTTTTAATATATCTATAACGTTAATTCTTAATGCATGGGTAGGCATACACCCAACTACACCGGCATGTCTTATATTTCAAAGAGCCTTTCATACCGATGTTACAAAAATAACTAACGCAGATACCGTTAATAATAAGCTAAGGATTTAAGTATACACTCTTTACAATCAAGTGAATAAAACCTAAAACAACCTCTATCAAAGAAGTATCGCATATAATCAATTAACCATGAATTATTTTTGAGCATTACATAGTTGATATTGTGGTCATCTGTGGTAACTGAAATTCTTTGTTTAAAATCAGGGTCAACTTTTTTGTCACAGTAAACTATACTTTGTTCTTCAAACATTTTAACTGCATACTCTTCACCCTTATATTTAAGTGTACAGAGATAGCGACTCTGACCCGTCATTTTTGCAATGAAAGCATGATTATCATTGAGATAAACATTCTGAGAAGCATATGCCACATAGTTAGATTTGTTAAAAGCCCTGTTGAATAGTGAGCTTTCCTGTAATTTAGACGCACTCTCATTATAGCCTTGTTCAAGTACAAAACCGTCTCCGCGTAAAAATTTAACATCAGAGGTCAGTCTGTCAGTAATGTCCAGTGCTGTATAATAAGGATTTAGCAATGTGACGGCGTTTGAAATCATTATTACAGGCACATATCTAACCTGACTATTATTGCCACGTGCTATTGAGGTGTGTATGCTTATAAATTTGCTAACTTCATCTGCGCAGTAATGATTAGTCTCAGACTGGAATTCATCTAAAAGAATTCTTGATACATCGCTCAGGTAGTGAGAATATTTTTTCACTTTATCAGCACAATTGAGTGCTACAGCGTAACCGCATGATTTACCCTTGTCCTCTTCATCATAGGCACTACATAGAAATAGTTCATACATTTTACTATTACCAATTTGTACAGCCTTCATGGTGTATGCTGAGAAAAAAAGATTGTGTATATCCTTAAAAAATTTGTCTGCTGAGTCCTTTAACTCGTCTTGAAATCTGTATAGTAAGCAAAATTTCTCACCATACTTTAAAAATCTATTCACTAGATACCTATTAAAATATGTTGTTTTTCCTGCACTTCTATTTGATGTTGATATATAAATTTCAGGTACATTACCATTAATGTCCTTCATGCTTAATAGCTTCGTGCCGTCATAATATTTTATATCGTTCATTTTATCCACCTACCTTGTTTAATTATAACAACTTATCAACAATTTGTCAAATTAATGTTGATAATTTGTGGATAATATGTTATAATAAGCAAAAAAGAAAGGAGGTTGACATTATGCTTAACGATTTATCAACATTGATTTCAACACTTGGCTTTCCCATGGGCATGTGTTTAATTATGTGCTATTACATTAATAAAATTAATGATGCACATAAAGAAGAGACTGGCAAGTTTGCGAATGCGCTCAACAATAATACAGTCGTGCTCCAGAAACTTTGCGATAAGCTTGACAGTGAGGTGAATGTAAATGACAAGTAATGATATTGTAAGAGTTGCTAGAGGGTACTTAGGACAGCCATATGTGTGGGGTGGAGAGTCCGAAGCTGAGGGAGGATATGACTGTAGTGGGTTTGTATATTCTGTACTGAATAAATGCGGTATGAAAGTACCGAGAACCACAGCGCAGGGTTACTCAGCATTAGGCAAAAAAGTATCTAATATTCAAAGCGCTGATTTACTTTATTTTGGTAAATCGGTCAAGAGAATTACTCACATATCTATCGCTATTAACAGTACACAAATGATTGAATCACAGGGAAATAGTAAAAACACAAAAACAAATAAGGGCAAGGGTGTATCAATTACTAATATTTCCCACCGAAGCGATTTAGTACTTGTTAAAAGAATTGTTGGTTTTGAGGGGGAAAAAATAACAGCAATGAGCTTACTGAAAAGAGGTACAAAAAATAATGATGTCACAGTGTTTGAGGTATTAATGTCAAAACTTGGATATTACACAGGCTCAATTGATACAGCCTATGGTAAAGGTTGCGTGTCTGCTTGCATTAATTTTCAAGGAGACCACAATCTTTTACAGGATGGTGAGTGTGGTAACAATACTTGGAAAGCACTTCTTAGCGAGGTAATTTAATGGCATGGATTGGTATTGAGGGTACTAGAAAGTATCTGACTCAAGCACAGATGGAAAATAACGCTGTAGAATTTAATGCGTACTTCACAGGAAGATACACACTTGAAAGCATATGCGGTATGCTTGGCAATGTTCAGAGAGAAAGCACCTTAAACCCAGCATTAAAAGAAACAGTAAGTATATCTAGCGGTTGGGGTTTAATTCAATGGACACCGTCCACAAATCTTACTGATTATGCAAATGCGCAAGGTAAGGATTGGAAAGATGGCAACCTTCAATGCCAGTTAATTAATGCTGAGGTACTTGAAGGATATGGCGGTCAGTGGAAACCTACGAAGAGTTACCCTTATAGTGGTTTAGAATTTTCTCGGCTAACAGATGTTGAGGAAGCAGTCAAAGCATATTGCTTTGAAAGAGAGCGCGCAGGGGTTGTAGCATTAGATGAAAGAATCCAAAACGGAAAGAACTGGTATGAATACTTAAGTGGCTCACCTGTACCACCTACACCACCTAAACCGCCCACACCTTCAACTAGAAAACACTTACCTATTTATATGATGATACGCAGACGATTTTAGAAAGGAGAATTAAAATGGCTAAATTGTCAAAGGATGAATTGATTGAAAAAGTTAAAAAATATGTCGGTGACAGAACAGACGATGAAACTATTGAGATTATTGAGGATATAACCGACTCAATCGACACACCTGATGTCGATGAATGGGAACAGAAATACAAGGAAAATGACAAAATGTGGAGAGATAAATATGTCTCACGTTTTTTCGATAAGAAGCAAGAAGACCCCGAAACTTCGACTGAGCATGAAGAAGAAGAAAAAGAGTATAAATCATATGAGGATTTATTTGAGAAGGAGGAAGATTAAATGGCTAGAATAATCAGTAAAACCAAACTTGATGCACGTTCTATTGACATTCTTAATGTTATTAGAAATAACGCATCCTATGCATATCAGAAAGATGTGCCAAAAATTAATAAAGAACAGGATATTCCAAAAGTTGGTGAAATACTGTTTGGAAATCCAACACATGCAAACGAATTTATTAACGCATTAGTTAATAGAATTGCGCTCGTGCGTGTGCAGAGTGCGACTTTTAATAATCCGTATAAGCACCTTAAAAAAGGTTACTTGGAATTTGGCGAGTCTGTAGAGGATATCTTTGTTGGTATCATCAAGGCTGTAAAATATGACCCCGAAAAAGGTTCAAGCCGAGAGTTTAAACGCACTCTTCCTAATGTGCAGTCCGTTTTTCATTTAACTAACTGGCGCGTAATGTACCCAATTACTATTGAGAAACAGGCTTTAAAGCGCGCGTTTACAAGTGTCGACGGCGTTACTAATCTTATTTCATCAATTATTGAGCAGGTTTATCAGTCAGCGGAGTATGACGAGTACTTACTTTTTAAGTATCTTCTCATAAAAGCAGTTTCACATGGCAAATTATACCCACAGCCTGTTAATACTACTGATATGAAAAGTGTTGCTGTGAATTTTAGAGGAAAATCAAACTTATTACCTATTGATATGACAGGCAGATTTAATGAGTTACATGTGCAGAATAATACCCCAACTGAAAGACAGTGTATTTTTATGGACGCTGATTTCAATGCAAAATTTGATGTTGAAGTACTTGCCAGTGCATTTAACATGAGCAAAGCAGAGTTTATAGGAAAGCTTCATCTTATTGATGATTTTAGTTCCTTTGATAACAAGAGATTTGAAGCCATCAGGGAAGAGTCAACAGAACTTGAAGAAGTAACAGCGGATGAACTTAATTTAATGAAGAATGTAAAAGCCATTTTAATAGACGAGGCATGGTTTCAAGTATATGACAACCTCTTTGAATTTGCAGAAACTCAAGTTGGTAGTGGGCTGTATTGGAATTACTGGCTTCATGTATGGAAAACCATTTCTTATTCACCATTCGCCAACGCTATAGTTTTTGTTGATACTGGCGCGACAATTGACAAGCCTGAAACAATCACTGTAGAGGTTACCGGAAAAGACATCTCTGATGTTGGTACTATCTTCACTCTTAATGTGCAGGACGACACGGCTACACTTACACCTAATACACTTAATTTTGTACAGACCGAAACACTCACCACAGCAGGGATTGCAGTTCAAAAATATGGCGCTATTGTTATTCCTTCAACACAGACCGCAACAGAAATTACTATTGTGGCAGACTTAGACGGAACAACCTACACAGGCGTTACTACTATCACTGGTGCTAGTGCCGTAGGCGATACAGTTGTTTTAAATAAAGGATGATGAAATATGTACATAGTACCTGATAGTGAAGTGTACATGCTGAGTGGAGTACCACTATCCACTCAGCAAAAACACACAATTTATTTTTCAGATATTAAAGCTCAGACAGATTATTTTATGAGTAAATCAAAAAAGCATTTTACTAATGTGAGTTACAATCGTGTAAATAAGGGTAAATGCCGTATGCAGGCGACAGCGGATAGCTTGTATGATTGCAATTATATGATGTTTCAAAACAGTGCTTTTAGTACACGTTGGTTTTATGCGTTTGTAACTGGAATTGAATATATTAATAACGTGACTGCTGAGATAAGCTTCCAAATTGATGTTTTGCAAACTTACTGGTTCGATATTGAGAGAAAAGAATGTTTTGTTGAAAGAGAGCATAGTCTTACTGATAGAATAGGTGAGAATATTTTGCCTGAAAACGTTGAATGTGGTGAGTATGTTTATAACGGTAATGCTCAATTAATTGGACTAGGTTCATTCAGTACTTGCACTATGGTACTACTTGCAACAACTGGCGGTTATATATACGATGGTGTTTACAGTGGCTATCAAATCAAAGCCTTTTCGAACACCGAAGCAGGTAGCACCAATCTCACTAATTTTTTAAATCAGTACTTACAAACACCTGATAACATCTTAGCATTGTACACTTGCCCCACAGATATACTTCCTGTTGATGTAACCGATACAGGTGTAAATATCACATTTACAGGACAAACAAACCCAATTAATGTTACTGGCAAAGCAATTACCAATAATGATACGCTAAACGGTTATAAGCCTAGAAACAAAAAACTATTTACCTACCCATTCAATTTTAATGAGGTAAGAAATAACTGTGGGCAGACATTAATTCAAAGGTATGAGTTTTCCGAAAACCTTACACCGTATTATAACATAGTTGGCAACATGACTATGCCAGTACAGGAAGTGTTAAGATTTGACCGTTACAAGGCAACTGAGACTACAGGCACAGGAAGAATGGACATGACAGAAACAATTACACTCGACAGCTTTCCTCTATGCTCATGGAATGTGGACGCATTTAATGCATGGGTTGCTCAAAATGCTGTACCAATAACAATTAATGCTATTCCTTCCGCTGTTCAAACTGCTGTCGGTATGCTTACAGGACAGTCAAGCAACTCGGCTCTAGGTAGTGTTCAGAATATATTAACAAGTGCTTACACTGCTAGTATTTCTGCTAATGACGTAAAAGGCAATTATGCTACTAATAATGCACTCTTTGGTAAAGGTCAAGTGTGTTTTGAAGCTCAGCGAAAATCAATCACAGCTGAGTATGCTAAAACAATAGATAGTTATTTTGATGTTTTCGGATACGCTTGTCATAAAACAAAAGTGCCTAATGTGTCTAGTCGTCCTCATTGGAATTACGTTAAAACTGTTGATTGTACAATAGTGGGTCATGCACCTAGTGACGATATAGCTTTAATAGAAAGTTATTTTAATAGTGGGATTACTTTTTGGAAACATCCTAATGAAGTTGGTAACTACTCACTTGATAATACTGTTTAGAAGGGAGGTGTAAGAATGAGTAAAGCTAGAAAAGATAGAAGAGAGAAAGCGCGTACAGCATTTGACGATAGTGTTTGTTATCAGCTATACACGTTTGACCAATACTTAGATTTATTTACAGAAATTGCTATTAGTTCGTTTGAATGGGTTGGACTTCCTAGCACTGTTGACGCACGCTTTATTGAAGTTGGTTTGTACGAAGATAAAGCCATGTTATATTTTAATGACGAAGTAATGGGTAATCTATGCTTGAGAGGTATACTTGGCGGTCAACTTGATGTTTACAACATACCACTGGATAGAAGGGCTTACGCTTCTAACGGCTATCAACGTGCGTGCGGAAGAAATGACAGTGTTATCATATGGGATAATATGACCCATTGGTGCTGTAAAGATAAGATGACAATATACGCTAAAAGACTCGCTGAGCTTGATTCAAGTATTGATATTAACTGTAAAGCTCAAAGAACACCAATTTTGATTAAGGGTAGTGAACAACAGCAACTATCTTTAAAAAATGCATACATGGAATACGATGGTAACCAACCTGTTATTTTTGCAAGTAACGATTTCATGGATGGTGACGGTAGCTCTTTTGGTGTATTCACAACAGGTGCACCGTTTGTGGCAGATAAGCTTTATGAGTTAAAAGTTAATCTTTGGAACGAAGCTTTAACGTATTTAGGGATAACTAATATTAGTATTCAGAAAAAAGAGAGGATGATTAAGGACGAAGTACAAAGGTTACAAGGCGGTGTAATGGCTAATCGATATTCGAGAGAATTTGCAAGACAACAGGCATGTGAGCAGATAAACAGGATGTTCAATACACAGATAAGCTGTCATTTCCGTGACGTATTCAACCAAAATGACGATAGAAAGGAGGATAACGAAGGTGAGTAAATACACAACACAAGTTAGATTTATTTGCGAAACAACCGCAAATTTAACTGAGTCAACAGGGTTTAACGATGTTGAAGATGTGATTAACAAATCATGGAACAAAATTTTTAGCGACTTCCCTATTTTTGATGAAAGTTATAGAGCAGAACTTTGTAAGAAGATTTTAAGACATTACTACACTAGAGAGATTTGTTGCGAGACTGTAGGAAGATGGAAGTTGTTTCTTAGTGACAAGATGAAAAATATTATGCCGTATTACAATCAACTATATCAGAGCGAATTGCTAAAGATTGAACCGTTAGTTAGTGTGCAGAGGAGTGTATCACATGAGGGTAATGGAAGCGAAACAAAAACCACTATCAGAAATGGGACTAATAGTAGTAATTCGAGGACTGACGGTACCACTGACACATGGAGTTATTACAGTGATACACCACAGGGTGGTATTAAAGGACTTGAAAGCAACGACTATTTAACAAACGCTACACATAATACTGGTACGGATGGTACTAGTAGTTCTCTAAACGGTGAAACTAGCGATACTGAGTCAGGAACAGGAAATAGAAGCGACAGTTATGTTGACAAAATTTTAGGTTATGATGGTAACCAATCAGAAATGCTACTAAAGTTTAGAGAGACATTTCTAAACATTGACATGATGATTATTGATGAACTTAAAGATTTATTTTTTACTATATGGTAACGAGAAAGTGAGGTAAATATGAACGATTTAAGACCTTTTAGGTTTTGGTGTCAAAAGGTGCTCCCTTTAGTCTATGATGATAGCTTAAGTTATTATGAGTTATTATGCAAGGTTGTTGATTATTTAAACAAGACAATGGAAAATGTGAATAAATTAAGTGAGAACTTTGACGAACTACAAAGCGCATTTAATACACTTAAAAAATATGTTGAAAACTATTTTAACAACCTTGATGTACAGGAAGAGATTAATAAGAAGCTTGACGAAATGGCAAAGAGTGGCGAATTAACAATATTATTTCAAAAATATTTTAACTTTTACGTTACACCTCAAATGTATGGTGCTAAGGGTGATGGTATATCTGACGATACCACATTTATTCAAAGTGCGTTAGATTCGGGAAAAGCCGTTATTTTTCCTAGTGGTATTTATTTAATATCAAAAACTATAGAAATAACTGACGACAAAACTCTTATTGGCTGTGGTATAACAAACACTACTATAACGTCGGCTGGCAATACAAGCATTTTGAATATTACAGGTAAAAACAACTTAGTTAAAAATATAGGTATAAAAGGCAGAATTAATACCTCTGTTCTTACTAAGCCGACATACGGCGTAAATTTAGCATATAGCGGCGGTGGTGAAGATAGCAGAAACACACTGACAAATGTTGAAATATATTATTTTGAAACTGGCATTTCTATGCCAAATAATACTAGAAGTTGTGTATTAAATGACTGTAAAATTAGTTGGTGTGATAAGGCTATCAATTGTGAAGGTACTGATAATAATTTTAATAATATCTTAGTATCTTTTTGTAAAAATGGTATCACATTGTATAATAACAATTTACTCACAAATAGTAAATGTTTTGAAATTTCGTCGACTGCTTTATCATTAACAGGTAGTAGAAATATGATAAGTAATTTTGACCTACAAGAATTTTATGTTGGATTGTATGTTGTTGGCAATAACAATGCTATTAATAATCTTTCATTTAGTCACGCAGGCACTTATTACAATTTTGACACTAGTAAACCTGTTACTGACCATAGCGGATTATTAATGACAATTGATGGAGCATTCAACCGTATTATTTATTCATATGATAGTACTGATAATTATTATATTGATACACTAATACGTGGAAGTGGTTTACATAACTATATTAACGGTGCAGTTAATGACACGCTTGCAAAAAATATTTATACTAGTAACAAACTAAATTGGCAGTATAGTAATGATATTATATATAATAACTTCAATGTTAATTATAATATTTTACTGCAAACAATCGTTGATGTAGCTACTGAAAGCACTTTACCGTATTCACTTAAGAAGGTTGTAATTCGTTCCACTGAATTGCAATCAAATAATTCTATTATATACTACTTTGAAGATGTACCTTTGCACACTTCATACTTAACTATGGTTGGAACTACAAAAGTAAAGGTTAATGATAACAAGATATCTATACTTCAAAAAACTAATGAATTAAATAAACTAGATATTTTCTATTTAGATTAATACTGCGAAGTGATGATTATTTAATCATCACTTCATTTTTATTAAAATTTATCCGTGCAATCCCTGTACCTCAAATGGGGTACCAGCTAGTCGACGTTTTTTGAAATGGTATGCCTACT